AGTACCAGTAACACCTTGAACGCTAGTTCCCTGATTACCTTGAGTACCTTGACTTGCCTGTGTACCTTGGGTGCCTTGAGGTCCTGTAAGGAGGCCGGTACTAATATAAATTTGGCCGCCGACATATAAATCTTTACCAATACCAACACCGCCGGAAACGATTAGTGCTCCGGTAATGGTTGAAGTTGCACTGGTAGTGCCAGTGACTAATAATTGAGTGTCAACGGTGCCAGTTCCGTAAATTCTTGTTCCGGATAAGAGTTGTGCCATGGTTTAGTATTTATATTGGTTTATTAACTTCGTTGAATCCATTAGATACAAAGATTGTTCCTGTATTTGTTTCTCGTTTTGCTACTGATCCAGAACCATTCATACTAACTTCGTCAAATTGAGCAGCATGGTAAGTTGTAGTGGTTAAACGTATAGTAGATTGAGTAACTTCATTAAATTCACCGCTGATAAACAACGTACCTGTTGAGGTCAATCGTGATGCTATGGTTGCCATTATCCAAACACCGTATCTAAACTGTTAGTTGCTACATTATAATACTGATATACTGTGCTAATATTGCTAGTATTAACAAATCCAACTCTATTACTAACATAGACACTGCCGCCAATACCAACACCACCTTTTACCTGTAATGCACCCGTTGTAGTGCTAATTGAAGTTGTTGTACCTGCTAGTGTCAATGTGTTTTGGAATACAGGACCGGTTGAAGTTGTTCCAGCACTTACTAAAAGATTCCCGGCTGTTCCTGGACCAAAGAATGCAGTAGTTCCTGTATTAGTTTGGAATGGTATCTGCCCACGGGTTCCTCCTCCAATATTTGTTGAGGTAGTTGCACCTTCTGTGGCAACTTTAATCCATGTTGGTGCAGAACTAACACCAGTTGACGCTAATACCCATCCGGATGTAGTAGCTGGTGATAAGAATGCTGTTATATTAGGAGCACTTTGATATACTATAGAATTTGAAGCACCACCTGCTAAATATGCATCTACGGCCCCTTTGGTTCCAGATACAACATCTCCTGAAAAACTAGCGTTTGGTATAAATGTAAAAAATCCTAATGAATCTTTATAACCAAAAAATCCTGTTTTTGCATCTGTGTCAAACCAGTTAAATGCAATACCTTTATCTTGATTAGTGTCAATTATGTATGGTCCATTATTGGCAACACCACCTAATGTAATAATAGGATCAATAAAGTTTGTCACAGTAGTATCAACAACTGTTCTTGTACCTTGAACAACTAGGTCTCCTCTCACGGTTAAGTTATTATTAACAGTGGTAGTACCGGTGCTGGCACCAATACTAATAATTGTACCAGCACCGGCAAAATTAACTGTAGTAGCAATACCGTTTAATAAACTAACAGTACCTTCATCAGTTTCAATGGTGTTACCGCCAATATATAAATTTCCTCCAATACCAACGCCACCTGCAACTATCAATGCTCCAGTGATAGTACTTGATGCCGCAGTATTACTTGTTATATTTGTTGCCCCTGATATTTTAACTGCACCTGTACTTGGAATATAAGTTAAGCCCGATGGTCCAGATGTTCTAATTCCAGCAGCACCGGTGGTAGTACTTACAAAAGTAATATAATGTACGTTACTAGTACTTACTTCACTGGTAATAGATACATTAGTTGCTGTACCAGCAGATAAAGATCCTAGTCCAACCCATTCAGGAACAGTTCCATTAGAAGTTAGTAAGAATCCGCTATTTCCAAGTGGCAACATGGTAGTTATACCAACATTGGATTGATAAGGCAATGAACCTATATTGCCACCTACTATATTTGTAGCGGTAACTGCTGACCCTACATACAAAGATCCAGTAGTAATAAAGTCCGTGGTGTTTGGTGCAGTTTGATATACTAATGTTCCAGTATTACCTCCTACTATGTTATTTGCATATCCTATAGTAAATGTAGAGGTGTTTACAAATATAGCAGCGTCAGTTCCTCCACTAATTAATATTTGTCCCACTGTTCCAGTAGCCACAAATCCAGTAGTACCGGTACTGGATTGATATATAAGTTGTCCAGGCCCGCCGTTGGCAATATTAGTTGCAGTGGTAGCTACTCCAGTTAACCTACCAACAAATAATGTTGCAGTTACAATGCCACTAACAAATATATTGCCACCAACCCCAACACCACCTATAACTCTTAATGCTCCGGTTGTTGTATTTGCACTAGATGCAGTACTGGTAAAATGAACGATATTAGTAAATGTGCTTATTCCACCAACAAATACTCCACTACCAACTCCTATACCACCCACAACTCTTAATGCTCCAGTTATTGTTGAAACTGCTGAGCCTGTATTTGTAATATTAATTACGTTTGTGGTAGTTGATCCTCTATTTGTAATAGTTTGAAGTGTACTGGTATTTGAGATTGTAACTATACCCGAACTAGTATTAACGGCTGTATCAGTTCCTGCCCTAATAGATGATACACCAAAATTTCCAGCATTGCCTGCGTGTATAATTTCATTATTATTGATATAACCAGTACCACCAATATATAAATCACCACCAATACCAACGCCGCCTCTAACAGTCAATGCTCCTGTGCTGGTACTAGTTGCCGATGTAGCATTAGTTAATGTTGTAACATTTCTAATGTTTGTATAACCAGACGTTGCACCAATTGTAAGAGCAGTAGAAGAACCGGCAAAATTAACAGTAGCAGCATTTGTATTAATTAAACTATATGTTGTTTGATCTGTTATAAAATCTCCTCCAACATATAAATTACCACCAATACCAACGCCGCCTGCAACTCTTAATGCACCTGTGGTACTTGACGCAGATTCTAAACTTCTAATAGAAACGTATCCAGTACTAGTACCAATTGTAAGAGCAGTAGACGAACCGGCAAAATTAACTGTAGTAGCGATACTATTAATTAAATTAAAAGTAGTGTTATCTGTTGTAAAATCACCACCGCGTACTTCAATATCACCAAAAATAACTTCATTACCGCCTACATATAAATTTTTGCCAATGCCAACACCACCAACTACTTGTATTGCTCCAGTAATGGTACTTGATGCATTTGTAGTGTTAGTAAATATGCCTGCACCGGCCTTTAATGTAACAGGACCTGCCAAACTTTCAAGTATTAAATTTGTAAGCGTGCCAGAAAATTTAATTGTATCAATATATAATGAGTTTGCTCCTAAGAATATATCGGCAAATGGAGATGATAATGATCCTAGTGAAATATTATTGTTGGTAGGAATTATATTTCCGCCAACATTAATTCCCTCGCCCACATATAAGGCTTGGCCAATACCAACACCGCCTACTATAGTTAATGCACCTGTTGTGGTTGATGTTGAATTAGTTGTAGTAGTTATTGATATACCAGTAGCAGCAATACGCATACGTTCCGTTGGGCCACCAATACCATACTCTCCATTAACACTAAATGCCATAAAATTATTGGTATTATCATAGTAGATTCTACCAGTTTCTGTTCCGGCTCTTGAAAATACTACAGAAGTTGAACTGGTTACGTTTCCGTCAAGTTGTATAAAACCATTTCTATTTGTAGATGAAACCAAGATACTAGCATTATCAAATGGTGTTCCTAAATTTTTACTATTAACAATAAGTAATTTATCAGCAAATGTACTAGTTGTTCCTCCTACATACAAGTTCCCACCAATACCAACTCCACCTGCTACTTGTAATGCACCTGTTATAGTTGATGTTGAATTAGTGGTTCCTGTGAATACAGCATTAACTGTTCTTAAGGTATTGTTGGTATAGTCATATCTAAAATCGTATTCAAATGCTGTTGTTCCATACCCTGTTTGGTAAGGAATTTGCATATTTGCACCAGCATTTATATTTGAAGAAGTATTTGAATAATCAACTGGAACAGTGGATAAAGGGTACCATACTGGAACAGTGCCGTCTGATGATAACACTTGTCCAGCACCACCGATTGGAAGAGTTGTTGAAATTCCTGGAGCACTTTGATATACCAATGAACCGGTAGACCCTGCTATGATATTAGATGCGGTTGAAGCAAGTCCTTTTAAGTATCCAGTAAATGTCGATGCACTGGCAATTCCAGCTACAAATAAATCTTTACCAATTGCAACACCGCCAATGACCTGTAAAGCACCAGACTGTGTTGTAATTGCTGTATCTGTCCCGGTTAATATTATATTTCCAGTTTTAAATGTTCCGTAAGTAGTGGCCGTAAAAGTTCCAGTAGTAGATTCTGCACCAGTATTGTACCATTCTAAATATTTTGTACTGTTGGCTAATACCAATGCTCCCCTTTGATTAGAACTATTTGAATAATAATTAAAACGTAAACCAATATCTTTTCCGTCATCAATTGTCCAAGTAGAGGTATTGTTAGGTACATGTAATTCTAATAAATTATCAGTATAAACAGTATTGGTACTATACACGTTTGTGGTAGCACCAGTAAAAACTACATCGCCTTGAAATAATGCTTGCCCAGCAACAACCAACGATTTTGCAATACCAACTCCACCTGCTACGTATAGTGAATTATTTACAATAGTACCTGTGCTGGCATTTGTTCCATTTATTACAATATTATTACCAATATATGCACCACCTGCAACTTTAAGTGTTCCTTCTCCTCCTATAGTTGCTGTGGTTAAATCAAATAATGCCAATGATGTAGCGGTAGTAGCTTTTAATTTAATAACTCCAAGAACTAATAAATCTCCAGATATAGTTACATCTCTATCTGTGATTAAATTTCCGCCAATGGTGGCGGTGGTTCCTACAATCAAATTTTTAGCAATAGCGGCACCGCTGTTAACTTGAAGAGCGGAGGTTTGTCCTGTTGAACTTGTAACCGTTCCAGTACCTTGAGTTATCAATCCACTTCTGGTTACAAAATCTTCTGTAATTACTGCTATTGCCATTTTTTCATTCCTTTAATTAAGAAGTCATCGCGGTTCTTAATACTTTAACCTGTTTTATTGGAGATGATGACACCGCCTTAAAAGTTAAAGATACTAGTATATCAGTACCGGTAGATTCTCCTTTTGCACCAAACGTTCCTAATTCTACTCCAGTGGTCACATATCCATATTGTGTCATATATGGTGTTCCGTCATTTTTAGCAGTTAAAATTATTTCTACTGCCTGATAATTTAAGTTAGGCTCTGTATTAGAATACCCTGCTCCTTCTGAAACTTGTATAAAATATTTTGATGATCTATATTGACTTAACAAATAAGAATCAATTGTATATTCATTAACAGTATTTACATAGGTATCAGTTGAATCAAATACAGTATCAGCAATTTGTATACTTTCTGTATTTAATCTTCCTCCAATGCCAACTCCACCGGTCACTACCAATGCACCGCTAAAATTTGATGTTGAGATTGTATTATTTGTAATTTGTATAATATTTGGAGTTAACGAGCCTCTACCTGTAACCGATGCTAATGTTGAAATATTATTAATCGATATAGTTGATGTACCGGTCAACGCATCTACCACATGTTGTATATTAATATCTGTCCCACCATCGGGTCCATCGCTAATATTAAAACTTGATGTTGTTAATGCAGGAACACCATTAGTATAAAGTATACCGCCTATATGAACATCGCCACCAATACCAACACCACCTTTTACTACCAATGCACCGGTGATTGTTGAGATGGAAACAGTACCGCTAGTGATACTCACGTTTGGACTTACTACGGTTGTTGCTGTAGTTTGTATGTTATATATTAACCAAGCACCTTGAGTTGAAGACCATTGGTAGGTTTTACTACTCCCACTAGGAGTATATAAATATCCGTTTTGTATGCCTGTTGGGAATCCTAATGCCATAATATTTTTCTCATTTATTAAATTGAACTAACTTGTAACCAAAGTTTATCACTACCATCTACAATATATTGTAGATATGCATACGTATTTTGATTTATCCAGAAATCTCCAATTCTTGGATTAGTTGGTGTAGTGTTACTTACTGTCACCCTAGGAGTATATAACAAATAATTTTCATCTGGATGTCCTTCATTGCTATATATACTACCATCTGCTCCAATCCCGCCTATAACTCGAAGAGCACCTGTTTCTCTTGATGTGGCTTCTTCTCCTAATCCTACACTGAGTGTTGAATATATATCACTGGTACCAGTTCCGTCATAATAAAATATACTACCAATACCAATTTGATTATCAATTCCATCTACTATTGTTTCTGCACCAATAGCAATAATACCGCTAACATTGGTTAAATTATTTCCTACTTCGTTGCCTATAAAGAAATTATTAGATCCAGTAGTTAGGTCTCCAGCAGATCTATTACCAAGAATAAAATTGCTGCCACCGTCAATTAATTTAGGAGTAGTGTCATTGCCAATAGAAATGTTATCATTACTACTAACAACTCTATTTAATCTTCCGTTGCTGGTATATGTGGTATATCCTGTACCATTAACTGTAGTTGATAAAAGTAGATCACTATAAAGTGACAAAGTATTTGGACCTGTAACATTAACATAATATTGATTACTATTCAGTTCTGTCATTCCACTAATACTATCAATAATAACCAGTGTCCCAGTACTTATATTATGATTTGCAACAGTTATCACTACAGGATTTGTTTTGGTTGCACCAACTATATTACCCAAGTATATAGAACGAATGGTACCCATATTTTTCATTGCATTATGACCAATTGCAATACTTTCAGAAATATTAGTACCAGTAGAAAATATGTTTGATCCAATAGAAATAGTTTTATAGGCCATATCTATATTCTTTAATGTATTATATCCAAATACTAAATTTTCTTGGCCGTTATCCGGTGTTACAACCGCTTGTGCTAGACCTGTTATTACAATATTATTTTTTCCTTCGTATCCACGTCCAAAGGTTATATCATTAACATGAATGTCATCTTTTACCCATAAATTTCTACCAATTCCAACTCCTCCGGTAACCACTAATGTTCCAGTAGCGGTACTTGTTGATAGTGATACTGTTCCTGTAGAAAGTATAGTAATTGTTCCAGTACTTTGATTACTATACATTTTAGATTGATTAAATTCAATATTACCCAAACTAGATGCATATGTTGTTTGCAAAAACTTGTTGGTAATTATAGTAAAACCAGTGGTAGTAGAAGCACTTTCAGGCAACTGAGGTTGGGCATTTGATACCTCAAGGAATTCACCACTGCCTCCACTCCTTAATCTTGATCCACTTAATAATTTAGACATATTAATCTCTCTTTTATGTATTTGCCGTTTCTAAAACGCTCAATACTAATTGAAGTGTACTTGTACTACTACCATATGCACGGACACTATCGAGTTGTTCTAAAATTAATTTTCCAGTTAGCACCGATGCAGAGTCTCCAGCAGGAATTGCAAAATTCTTCACTAATAAGCTATCAGTATTTCCAGTTTGAGCACCGTTCCCCTGAGCGTCTGATAATATTGGTCTATTTCTATGATGCATAAAACTACAATATTGTGTTTGTGTACTAATATTTGCTAATTGGGCCATTAGAATAATTGAAGTTACTCCGATTGGTGCTGTATATACCGTAGAAGTACTAACTCCGTTATAATTAGAATACGTAGGTAATGCTACCAACACTGTTGTTTTTGTTTTAAATGTGTTTAATGGAATTAACGCCATAATTTATCCTTTTTTAAAATCCGCCGCCGCCTTCAATTGCTAGAATGAACGGAGTCATATTAGCAAATAAAGATTTAGTAAATGTTCTACCGCTTAGAACACCTGTTGCTTGACTAATTACCAATCCTGGACCAATTCGGAAATCGCCGTTCTGGTCAGTGGATGTAAAGAATACTTTACCACTATCCAGTTGTACAACTTCTTTACTTTGTACAGGATCTGCAACGCCTCGTTGCGGTAATGCTCCATAATTAGTACCAGCACCAACATATTCAAATACATATCCACTAGCACTGATATAACTGCGTTGATAGAAGTTAACTGTGGCACCATCTGGAAATAAATCTGTTCTTGTTACGTTTTCGCCTAATTGAACAATATGATGTGTTCCATTTCTTGACCAATAGCTTAATCCTGCCATTACACTGTTATATCTACCGCCCGTTTCTATATCGTAAATTAATCTTTGTAAAATTATTTTTATATCTCGTTGACATTTAAACTCATCATACTGATTTATCAACGAAGGATTATTTATTTTTACACGAGCATTGATTTCATCGGCTAAAAATTCAATATTAGCTCTAATTAATACAATAGCATCGCCACCGCCCTGAACAGGAGGACCCGATTTAGTTCGTTGACTTGGCTTAATAACAGCTTCAGCGGCATTAATATCAGCAGCATTGATAATATTTTTCATTTCTGCAAATCTTAGATCAATAAATGTAGTTGCTGCACCACCACGTGATACTAATGTAGCAGTAGTTTGATATGTAGGTACACCTTTATTATTTCCACTAGGCCCGGATGTTTGTAATCGTGTAATCAATTGATTATTAACAATTTGATTAGTTAATGTGTTTAAAAAGGTTAATGCTTGAATATGTGCAGGAACTTGATTAATTGTTACACCTATTGATGCTGTTGTTAATATATTAATTCCTGCTGGTTTAGGATTGTCTCCAACATTGCTGCTTAAAACTGTATAGTAAGCATTTCCACAGAAATATAAATCAAAGTAATTATTATTATAACTGTTTAAAGTATTCGATGGATCAGATCCACCACTACTCAATGCATAATTTAGTGTAACACTTTGATATCCAAGTGCAGTTACTACAGTTCCGCTAGCCGCATACAATAAACCATTTGTTCCAGTTTGACTTGCATTTTGATCACGTACATATAAACTATTGCCGATAGCAATATCAGTTGTATCAATTCCTGTAATTGTAATACTACTAGTTGTTAATGTTCCTGTATTAGGAGCAGCATTTAGGAATCCAGGAAACCCTTGATCATTAGTATACGGAACTACACCACCTGTAAAATCTTTAAATGTTTCTGGTGGTATTACTTCCATGACCAATGATATATGTGGCCTATCATCTAGATCAGGTAGGAACACTCTTACCCGACCGTTATTTGGCCAAAATCCGTTTGGATAATATATATTAAGCTCTGGATCATCTGGATATGATTTAAATGCAGGATTGTAAACTGTTCCGCTAAATTTACGTGTTCCGTATCCAGATGATAATAAACAAATATCTCCAAAGTTAGCATTACTGTTGACAATACTTGCAATACCACCGTTATCAGTTTGAACACCAATGGAACAGAAAATTGTAAACACAGAAACTAGCTGTGCATATCCGTCATTGGTAATATGAATTCCTCTACCACCTTGGTTAACTTGTGTAAATGCATCATAGACATTCGACTGAATAGGACTTCTTGCAGATATTACTGCACCATCAACTAAGCTACCACCCATGCTACCTATTGCGTCAACTTTACGACTGTTCCAAGTAGATGCTCTGCCTGTATATTCTAAACTTAATGCTTCTACTTCTGCGTCTTGTTTTGGAAATATTAGTGTATCTCCAAAGTATAGTGTGGAGTTAGTACCAAACCCAATAGTTGGTGAACTTAATCCAATTAGACGCTTATTTCCGCTGATTGTTGATACAGAGGTCACCGTTGGTGAAATTTTTACATCAGATCCATTTAATCCTGTTAATGCAAATAGGCCGCCTCCAGCATATGATATTGGTGCATATAATGGGCCTTTTTCAATTATATTAGTAATAATACCAAAATTACGAGTCACCGCCTGCTGCGGCATATAGTCACCGCCATATTGAAAGAACGGGTTAATAACTTGAACCGCTGTTGTTCCAGTTTGCGATGTTACTGTGTTATTAGCAATGATCTGTAATGCTATATTTCTAGTATAGTTAATAGCATTAGTTGTAGTAGTTTCTTGTCCGGCTATATAGTTATAACCCGCAGACCAATATGCTAATCCTGCCTCGATAGATTTTTGATTACCACCTAATAAAATGTCTTGACTAACCGCATCAACAATTAATCCAGTATCTCGGTAGCATGATTCTTCATCATATGAAAATTTACCAGGATTGTAAGTTTGATCAATATACGCAATTACTTCTTCAACAATAAATGTTTTATTAGCTACCACATTTTTGTAAGCGTTGATAACATTAATATCAGAACTCTTTATAAGTGAAATAGCAGTGCTAGAACTGGCATTATTTACATTTGTTATAATACTGTTAATTTTAAGTATTTTTGTATTCAATGCTGTTGCTTCTGTAGAGGTAGCAGCAGTAAGAGATAAATTTTGTTTTATTCTTGACTGTAATGCAGTTACCTTAATATTTTGTATAATTTTTTGTGCTATTGTTGATAAATGTGTAAACGCATTTATAGTCTGTGTTATTTGACCGTGTATTGAGCTATTACTCGAATCAACTCCAAGATAATAAACGCCTGCTTGAATACTTTGACGATTCCCCCCGTGTAATAAATCAAAACATACACAATCAATTATTAATCCTATATCATTTTTACATTTGTTTACATCATAATATGCCGCCGAATATCCTAGTCCGCCATTTGCAACAGAAGCTTGAATGTACGCATTTACTTCATTTTGTAAATAAATTTTATTATTTTGTAACGATGTAACAGCATGTTGAACACTAAGTAATTGGCTTGCTTCCCCGTTAGTAATAACACTATCACTCCATGTAGTGTTAATTTTATTAATAATATCTATAATTGTATTGAACAATGGATTAATAATTACAACTTCACTATCAGTAGCAGGTTCTACGGTTGTATTTTGAGAATCACCTGAAAATCTCTGTACTAAATCATCAGCAGGTGTAATATTTTTTATAATTTTAATTGACAATTCTTTTAGATAACGAATAGCACCAGTGGTGGTGCTTAATTCTCTTAAAATAGCACCAGTATATCCACTTTTATTCCAGTATTGAATTCCTGCAAAATTACTCTGTGTAAGTCCGTTATACAATAAATCAAATGCAATAGAGTCAACAACTAATCGTGTATCTCGACGACAGTCAATTTTACTGTATGGAAATGATCCTGCATAGATTACATTATTAATATAGTTAATTGTATCTTCTTGTATAAACTTTCTGTTGGCTTGCATTAATATTTCGGCACTAACAAATGCAGCATCGGGTCCTGTACTCTTATAAACTTCAGGAGCAGCACTTGGACCATTATTAATTATAGTATTAATGATTCCAAATAATGATGTTATTGAATCACTTGCTATTCCACCACCAAGTAATACAGTGTTTCTCACTTGTGCAAATAATCCACCTGCAATGGTATTTGTACATGTAGTATTGGTTATAACTTCCAAACAACGAGATTTAAGATAATTTATAGCACTAGTAGTTTGTAGTTCTTGTCCTGCAATTAAACTAACTACCCCATTATAATACGATAGCCCACTTTCTATAGCTTTCTGATTTCCGCCAAATGTTGCGTCATATGCAACATTTTCAACTAATATACCTACATCTCGTCGACATTTTTCTTGATTATATACAAATCTATACCATATATTTGATGGGGTGCTTGCATTGTCTACTATCTGTTTATTAATATACTTAATAACTTGTTCTTGTAAAAATGGTTTACTGGCTAGTAATAAAGTACGTGCATTGAAAAATCCTGGATTTTGTTCGCCTGCATTGATAGACATTCCAAGAACTATAGTACCAATGCTAGTGGATACAACAATAGTAGTGGTATTAGCTATCCAGGTACCTGTACCAACTGCCGCTGGTACTTGTACAGTTTGATTTGGTACAAACATAGTACCATCTTTGAGCCACGGACCGCTTTGATTGGTACAGTTTTGAATGTATGGAGAATGAAATAAGTCAATGCGGTCTTCACCAGTGAGTGGAGGAAATGCTGTTGCATAGGCACCCCTATTAAATCCTCGAGCATACTGACCTTCTAACAATCCACTACGTCCATTTAAGAAAGTCATATAGTTAAGATAACATCCGCTGTCTACATGAAATAAATCTTGTGTTTTGTTAATTGGTTCAATGAACGTTGTACGGATATCACTGCCTCTAATACTAGTATATGGTTTCATTCTTAGAGGATTATCTTCTAAATAAAATCCAGCACTGACTAAAATTTGTGTGCCTGGTTGATAGTATGGACTATTAATTGCTGCTCCAATAGTACGGCAGGCACGACTTGCATCCATTGCACGACCGTCGTTGGTGTCATTACCGTCAACTGTAACATATAAGGTATTTGTAACTACTGGTGCAGTACCAATTGGATTAGTACCTCGTACTCTAATGTCACCGTAAATATCTGTTAATCCTGCTTCGGGTTTAATTTCAATAGTGCCAGTAGTAGATGTAATTAATCTAGTATAGATATCGTGAACATAGGCTTCTGCCCATTGGGAAGAAGTATTGCCCAATTGTTGTTCAAGATCAACAGCAGGTAGTATATCTCCACCGATGGTCATTGTACTTGCAATACCAACACCACCTTTGACAACTAATGCACCGGTTTCTGTACTTGTAGATCTATCACTTTCTTGTACAATTATTCTATCTGTTTTTAATTTACCAGTGAAAGGATTATATCTTAAACCACTGTTTGCCCCTTCTTTATCAATGAATACAATATTATAGCTAGCAGTAGTCAATACAAAAGTAGGGAAAAAATCTATATCAACATTAGTTGCAGTAACAACCACAGATAATGACGTATTAGCAGTTTCAATTCTGCCATATATAAATCCACCAACGTTTAAATCTTTTTCAATGCCAACGCCGCCAGATACGTATAATGATGCAGTATTTCTATTAGCAGGAGTATCATATATATCTGTAGGATCATACGGGCGATTGTATTTGTTTCCAACATTATTTTTGCTAAGTATTCTTTGTTGTTCGTTATATATAAAATTCCAAGAACTGGTACTAGCACCTAGATTATAAGTTGATGAAGTTTTTGGTATTAAATTAGTAATAAATCTTGCAGGAACAGCAATTGTATTGGTAAAAGTGGCACCTAAAACACTGTTTCCTGAAATGGTCACAATTCCATTTGTACCACTAGATACAATTTTATAATCACCTGGTAAATTTAATACGTTAGTTGTCATTCTCTGATCCTCAGATATATTTATTTGTTAATGTACTCTTAGTTCAATTGCATCTACCAACGCACTACATTTATGTGGCCAGTTTGGGTGACTTTGAAATCTTACTACCACACCAAAATTTGAATTTTGTATATTTTCTATAGATAATACTGCTCCCCAGGTGTTAGTTGAGTCTCCGTAAATATTAGGAGAATCTAAATTTAAAGTAGCTTGATTCTCCCCTAATAGATTTTCATCTAAACATAGTTGTACAGTTTCATCAGTTATTCTACCTAATCTATTCATATATAGTCGCATTTCAACACCCAAAATAGTATCAGGTATTATATTAAAATTAAAACCAGTAGCTTTTAAATAGTAAGTTTTTTCCACTAAATCGTGTTTTGGTTGTTTAGCAATATGTAATAAATCTCTTGATGTTTTTACAAATTTGCCATCACGATTTTTAATTGAATAAAACTCATTATCAGTTAGCCATGCTACGTGAATATTTTCAGCATTAGGTTCGGCATATTGAGTTACAGATGTAGGTAATGTCCAATTGGAAGTCATACCGTATTTACCTTAATGCATATACTACGTATTAAATGAAAAAAGGCTCCGGAGAGCCTTTTTTATTATTTACTATATTAGTTGGTATCTGCAATAGTAACAACAGTACCTGTGGCTGCACCTAAAGTCCAACCGGTGGCAACACCAGTACTTACCAAGAAAGCGGTGCTTACTGTTGATTGAACTAAAACAACTTTACGTGCAGTTAATTTACGAACATAATAACTACTTCCGTTCCAATCTGTAGCAACCATGTTCATTTGTCCTACATCTAGCGTAGATGTAGTAACCAATTTACATTGACCTCGACCCTGTGCATTTTGTACAAAATAGCGACGACTTGCTTCTTGTTTTATAATATCGCCATTTGATACAACTGAAGATCCTGTTGTTAGATACGAATTAAATACAATTGCATTTGGACGAGTAGAAGTTAATGTTGCTGTAGGTGTTGCTGAGCCGGTACCGCCAGCTAGTGATCCGAGAACAGTAACAGTTGGAGCTGAAAGATATCCAGTTCCTGATGATACAACTGCAACAGTACCTGCGGTGGCGCTGGATGTAGTGAATGTTAATACTGGTTTAGTACCGCCGGTAAGTTGTGGTGCAGTAATATTTGCGGCTGAAATTGTGAATACTCCACTATTGGTCATTCCTGACACGCCTGCGCTGACTGCGGCTACACTAGCAACACCTTCACCGCCAACGCCTCCTGATGATGCACCAAAATTACCAAAAAATGTCTTTTTAATTGGACGTCCCATTTTGTTTCTCCTTAAAAATAAACTAGTAGATTCAATCTACTACGCGGTTGGATTTCCGCATAAACTCTAACCTAAGAGTGAACAATACTATTTATGTAATGGTCAACAAAAAACCTGCCGAAGCAGGTTTTTGTTTGTGTTACAAGTAACGGATTACTTGAAACTTACGGTTCCGCTATTAATTGCCACACGACCTAAGTAGTCGGCAGCATTACCTAGAGAAGACGCAGTATTGTTCAACTCAACATAGCCGTAGCGTGTTAAGAAGCCAACTACTGGCTCAAAGGTTGCTGGATCTAGAACAACACCAGAACTCATTAGAGGAATGTATGGGCAATAGAACGCAGCAGCATCTGCTTCGCTTGTACCTTTGTATCCAACTAGAACTTGGTTGCCATCTACTGTATCGCTTAGATAAGCATCAACATAGATACGCATTGCACCGTTCAATGTACCAACAAACTTAGTGTTTGTAGGAGCTTCGAATGTGCCTTCTGTTGTACGAGCAAAAGCAGAAGTAGTAGCACTTTGTAGAATTGTCAATGCTTGGTTAGAAACAACAGCCCAGTTACCAGAACCACGACGTGTACGTTGAGCAATTAAATTGCTTACACGGTTGATTTGGATAGCTAGAGCAGCGTGCTCATCACCAACGAATGTAGCTGTACCAGAAACTAATGACTGGTCATATGTTTCTTCAAGACTTGCTAAAGTGCGTAAGCTAGCTAGAATTTCTTGGTCAATTTCAGCAGTAATTTCTTGTGCTAAAGCGGCCATGATTTCTGCTTCGATATCAATACCTTGTTGGGCTTGTGCATCTTGAGCAGCTTCGAATGTCCAACGTGCGCTTAGTTTACGTGACTTAGCTTCAACTGGTGTCTTCAAGATTTGGATGCTCATACGCTTGCCTGGTGTACCTTCTAAAGCAGAAGTTGCAGCAGCTCTGGATACATTATCACCAGAGTAAGCATTAGCAATCTTGAATGGGCTTAGGGCCTCTTCACCTGCTGTTACTGGATCACTACCACTAACGCCATCAGCATAACGAACACGTAGAGTGTGGATCTGACCAACTGGACCAGTCATTGGCTGAACGCCGATGATCTCGTTGGCAATAACTGTAGGCATAACACGACGAATAACTGGAAGAATTACACGGTTTAGTGTAGCAATGTTTCCAGCTGATGTTGCACCAGCAGTTGCGCTTTCAGCCAAATGACGGCGTGTATTCTCTAGGCATACGCCCATAGATGCACGACGGTTCCCTTGTAGGCCTTCAAGCAGAGCTTCTTTGGTCTCTGACCATCTTTCATTTAATAATTGTGACATTTATGTCTCCTTGAATATAATTATTTTAGACCCGCTAATTTGCGGATATCTAAGATGTTATCTAAGCCTACCTGTGGCTTGTTTTCTCGATTCCCAGTTACTTCAGAGCTTTCAGTTAGTGTTGCTTTCGCTGTCTTAACTGCGGCACCTTCCATAACAGTGGGTAGGTATTTCTCAAATGCTACTGACAATCTCTTGGTCTCTACAGATTCAAGTAATTGATTCATTAGCGCTCTTTTTTCACCAGTGATTGGTGATAACAACTCGGCCATAACTTGTTTACGTTCCATTAAATCTTTTGTAACACGGATTTCGCGGTCCTTAGATTCAACGATTGTAGACTTGTCTGTTAAGGCTTGTTTTGTTTCAGCAAGTTCTTGATCTTTCTTAGAAATAATCTTTAACAATTTACTTGTTTCAGACTTCTCATTTAGGAAAGACGCAGAATACTCTTGTGCAAACGCTTCGTACAACTTACGACCAAATGCATTGTTACGGGCACTATCGATATCTTCTTTCAATTGCTTGATTTCAGATTTCATTTGTTTAGTGACTGTAGCCTCTACTACTTGTGCGCTACGTTGAATAAAACGGTATTTAATTTCTTCAAACTTACTCTTTGCTTCGCGAACTAACTTAACTTTTGTTTCAGCTAGGTCACGTTTGTCAACCGCAAACTCTTTAATTTCTCTTGCTAAAGCGTGTACAATAAACTGTTCTAATTTGCTAAAGTTCTCAGCAACTTTCTTACGATCGCTTTGGAACTCTACAACTTCTTTGCCTAATTGTTTGATAACAAAACCTTCTAGTTTCTTAGCATCTTCAGCAATACGTTGTTGGTATGCTACTTTTGCTTCGGCTAGTGCTCGTTTGTCATTATACAATTCGGCCATTTCTACGGCCAATCTGTCGCTTAACATCTTGTCGATTGCTTCAACCATAACAGTTTTGTCATGACTGTATTTTTGTGCAAATTCTTCACGAAGTTCTGCGGTGACTTGGTCGCGATTCTCTTGAATTTTCTCTGCAAAGGCAGACTCAATGACAGACTTTACGTCTTCTGTCATTACTCCTGACTCTACTAATTGTTTGAATGCGTCCAACATTTTTTTTTCTCCTCGGGCTTATTTTAGACCTTTAATAATTTGAAGAAGTGATTCCTTCAAATACTTCTGGGCCTTTGGATCTTCTTTTACTTCATTAGCAACATTGAAGGCACGGTTTCCGCCTCTTGTGTTCATGAGATGTTCATAAACAGGAGTTGGATATGCACCAGGTGCGCTAGGTTGTGCAACTACATCTACTGTGATAATTTCAAAATCGGATACTTTGCCAGACATTTCGTCAACGTTGCCGCTGCCTCTACTACTGACACCTAGTTTCACTCCGCTTTCAAGCATAGTACGAATTAAGTTGCCCATCGGTGTTGGCAAAATTTTCATCTTGCCATAACCATTAGGACCTTCCATCCACATTTGAGTAATCATATGGGATACACGGTCCAAATTCACTTTTAAATCATCCGGATGATCTACTTCACCTAAAACACTGTAACCACTTTGTAGTTGATCATTTAGTGTTTTCACAGCACGTTCAATTTCATCTACAGGGTAGACTCTTTGATTTGCATTGCGAATTCCACCTTGGATAGCAATACCTTTTAGATAAAGGCTTTTGCCATCCTTGTCATCCGACTCCATTACGATGCCGGATTGATCAAAACTTAGGTGTTCTCTTAGATAAGATACTTTCATCTAGGTGCTCTAATTAATTAGCTGGCTTTAAGAATTGTTTTACAGGACTAACACTGGTTTGACCAGCTTTGTCACCTGTACCAGAACCTACTGGGCCTGGACCGGAACCTTTCTTCTCAGCACCGTGTCCACCTTTAACAGCGGATAGGTTCTTAACACCCATCTTACCGCCAGGAACATTTCCATTACCACTAGCAAATTTTTCACTACCGGTTCTTGTAATACCATTGTTTACTTTACCTGGGCTTGTTCCGGTGTTACTTTGACCTTCGGTGGAACCTTGAACCAAGTTTTTACCGTTTACGCCTGCTGGGCCTGGCTTGTTTTTACCAGAAGCAATCGGGCTACGTCCTTCAACTGGTGCACCTTCTTTGTCACCAGTACCAGCACCTACGTACTGACCTTGTGATTTTTGGCTATTTTTTTCCCAGTCGTTACCAACTTTCTCCACGTATTCACGTGTCATGCGACGACCTTCAAATGCTGGCTTTCCCATCATGTCTCCCATGTTATCTTTTCCCATTTCTTCATCACCAAATCCCATGTTGGAGTTTTCACCATCTTGGGATTTTTCTAATTGAGCAAAGGCTGCTTCAAGTTCTTGAATAGCAGTTTTGATATCCATAATTGCATTATCTTCTTGTTCTTCCGGATCTTCTTCACCATCCATATTGTCACCACCAGCACTAATGCTTCGTTCAAAATCGTCGGTAGAGTCACCAGACTTGCTCATTGGATCGTCTTCGTCATCGGCTTCCATGCTGTAAGAATCTTCTAGATCCATGGACTCTTCCATATCGGTATCATCAGACTCTTCTACGTCATCAGCACCTTCTTCAACGGAATCTTCATCAGTTCCTTCTTCAGCTTCATCCATTCCGTTGGACTCGTCTTCTTCTTCTGCGATTAAATTTTCATAGATTTCTCTAGATTTCTCAACGACGATAGCGTGGAAAAGTTCTTGGGCTTTTTCACTTTCTTCATTAACGATGAGATCTAATAGTTGTTCAAACTTTGTAGACATTGCGTGTATTCTCCTTAATTAGATTGCGCGGCACGGCTGTATTGTGTTTATATTTAAACACATTTACATAAAGGCATATGAAACAGGCCTAAAACGAGTCATTATTGATCGTTTGAGACATTTTTTTGACAAATTTTATTAATTTTAATAAAATTTAGACTGGTGCTGCTTCAGGAGGAGGAGCTGCATACATCTTTCTTACTAAACTTAACTCTTCTTTTTTTTCTTGTTCTCTTGCATCTCCGGCTTTGCGTAAGTCATTTAACATACGTAAAGTTAGTCTAGTTTTGCGAAGATCTTTTGATTTCAATACGCTAGTATCATTGTCAGAATTATATCTTAGATCATCAACTTGACCTGCTTGCTGACCGTCAAAATATATAAATTCATTTAATAACATAATAATATTTATGCTGCGGGCGGTGCTTCTGGAGGTGCTGCACCAGCCTCTGCACCGGGTTCTGCAGGTGGTGGTGCTGCTGTTGCAGAATTTAATCCAGAAATATCAGCACCCATTGCATTAGCAGTAATACCAACACTTCTAAGTTCAGCACTTGCTGGCAATGTAGCATCATCATCTATGTTTTCTTCACGCCATAATGTTTCGTTTTCTGCCATTTCTTCTGCACTTAAACCTAAGAATCTCTTGAGTGCAAAACGCTTACTGATCTGCGGAATAGCTATCATGGTATTAAATGTATTAACACGGGCTGTATCCATTTCTGCTTGACGATAACTGGCAAAATTCTGTGGAGGATTAAATTTAACTTCAAAAATATTGCTATCTACATTGATACCTTTGTTATGTAGATACAGTTTAAACTCAGTATCAAACTGTTCATTCATTAAGGATTGTAATCGTTCGCAATATTTGTTAAACCGTAACTCTTGTATATAGGCTGTTCCAACTCGTCCATCATTAAACGAACTGCCGCCGTCATCTGCACCAGTGGGTAGATAACTACTAGGAATACGCAAAGCTCTAAACAGTTTATTAGTAAAGTAACGAAGGTCATCAATTTCTCCTAAATTGGTGCCACCGGGTAATGTTTCAACTTTACTACCTCTACCTTCGGCTGTTTGAGGAAAAAAGTAATCTTCGTTGATACTTAATGGATTGTATCCAGCATCTACTACACTTTGACCACCACCTGTACTACTAGGAATTCGACGTTGATTTACTTCATTTTTAACACGTTCAACAAAACTCATGGCTAAATGGCTAGGCATATTACCCACATCAATATAAAAAATTCTGCGTTCTGGAGCACGTTGAATACGATAGATTAGAATAGCATCTTCTAATAATTCTTTTTGTTTATATACTTTAAACACACTTTCTAACAAACTTGTACCAAATGGAAAGTTATTATCAAGCCCTTCACTCATGCTAATATGTATTACATGTTTAGCATCAATAGCGTATTGATTTTCAGATTTTGTAAATCTGCTACCTGATATATTACTTGGATATGATCCTGTCATTCCTCTACTGCCGCCAGCACCGCCTTGTCCTGTACTATAACCGCCACCGGCATATTGACTGCCACCACCGGTGATATTACTTGGATTAATAGCAGTTGTTGCCAGTGTTTCTAGATTGGGATTGAAGTCACGAATCATATATTGTTCAGGCTTTTTACCTTCTGATTCGTTAACAACAATACGATCCACTTTGTTAGGATCTATGTACATCCACGCTTGTGTTTCAGGATCTCTGACAAAAAAAGTATCGCCGTATTTGAAACTGTTGCGAACAATTTTAAATATCCTAGTTTGAAATTTGTTTAGTTTAGTCCATTGCTGCATGTACTTTCTAATGATCTTAATCTCTGTACTTGTAGCTTGATCTTTAAAAAATACTCTAAATGGTGTTCCGTTTTCTTCGTTAGATTGGCTACAAAACTCTGCTAGAATATCTAGTGCAGCATTAACTTCACTGTCTGCATCCATGGTATCATATTGCCCATATCGTTCTAAACGATTTGGGTGTCCAGAATATACATCAGGCAAGTAACTTGAATAATTGCGGTGGCTAGGACTGGCATAAGCACCGGTTGAGCCGCTGACAGGACTTAACGTTCCCGATGCGTTAACTGGAGTAAAATATTTTTTCCATCCGGCCATTATCTATATCCTTAAAATTTTAACAAATCACCACTAAGTGATTTAGTAGCACTCACGCTGCGTTTCATGTATTCTAAATTCTCTTTCATTACTTTTAGCATTTCTGTTGTCATGTTATTTAAGGTTTTTAGCTCACTTGCAACATTATTTCCACTATCTGCACTGGCAGCAGAGCCGCCAGTACTTGGTGATGCAGTTGTGGATTCTGAAGGTGCTACTGCTTTACTAACCATACCAGCAATACCTATTCTAAGTATTTCGCCTGCTGATGGTGCAGCATCTTTTACTTTTTGTAAAGCACTGGCTACTAGTTCTAATTTGCCAGCATCGATGCCACTGAGTTTTGATACACCATCTGCTAAACTGTTTATTGCCATTGCAGCAGGTATTCCAAATATTGCAAAAGGTGCAAAAGACATTAATCCAATACCCATTACTCCAAGAGATGCTCCTAAACTAGTAAGACCCCCTGTGTCAAGTTGTAGAAATTTCTCTAATCCGTCGCTAACACCACTAAGTTTTTCTATTCCATTAGCAAATAAAGTTAATGCAATACCTATAGGCAATCCAAGTACTGCAAATGGTCCCCATGCTAATAAACTTAGCCCTAATCCACCCAATCCAAGGGCTAGTCCTCCAAAATTACTTGTATCAACTTCTGATAATGTTTTTAATCCTGTGGAGAATGTTGGTAATGCTAGTCCAATTAATGCCATGGTAGCAGCTATACCTGCTCCTACTCCGGCGATAATAATAGCTAAAGAGCCTGCTAAAAATGTTGCACCAATCAATTGCGCTGGCCCAAATGCCGTTAATCCTGTAGCTAATCCCTGTAATGCTGGACCAATACCGCCACCTGCTGCTTTACCAATAGCATCAAGTGGACCAGCACCTCCGCCACCTCCGCCACCTGCAAGTTTTCCAGCAGCACCCATTACGCCGCCGCCCAACAACTGGGCTTTTTTCAATGCAAACTTTTTAGCTTCCCACGTAAATACTATTGCTTTATAAGCGGCATAAGCTGCTAGCAATGAAGACAATGGCCCAAGAAAATCTATTACTTTTGCAAAACCTTTAGCTAAAAATCCTACAACACCAAACAGCATAGT